GGGCACAGATAGATAAAATTGGAACTGATGGTTGGTATCGTTGTCAAATTGGAGGAGTGATTTCAACAGGAAATACGAATTCAAGATATCTGGATATTATGCCAGCAGGTACAGATGGTACTAGCAATGGTGCTGCAAATGGTACTTCAGGAATTTTAGTATGGGGAACTCAAATTGAAATAGTTTCTAATGCTACTGACAGAGCAGGTATGTATGTAAAAACAGAAACTGTAGTCCCGAGTGTTGGTATCTTTGCGGGTGAGGAAGTAACTATAACAGGAATTTAATAAAATAATTTAATAAGATAAGGAGAAGACATGGGACAATTTTTAGGAACATTTATATTAAAGGGCACAGCAATTGCTGGAACTTTAAGTAATAATAATATTGGTAATTCTCAATTTGTAAGAGTGGTTGCAACAGCAGCAACAATTACGATTACGGTAAAAGAGTCTGGTGGTACAACATTAGGTACAGCATATTTACATGGAGCGGGAGATGAAATTACGCTTGAAAAATCACCTACTAATACAATAACAACAAGTGGAGCTGTATCTGCTAGCGCAGTTGCACCGAGAAGTTAATATGGCTGATACAGTAACAACACAAACAATCACAGATACTTCTGGTATTAAGTATGTAGTTAAACTTACAAACTTATCAGATGGTACTGGAGAAACTTTAGTTAACAAAGTTGATGCATCAGCAACAACCTTTATGACTGAAGATGGTACTAGAAAATTATCTAAAATTTGGTATTCAATTAATACTAACAATAACAAGTCTGGTATAGAACTACTATGGGACGGTGCTACTGATTCCACTGCATTACTTTTATCAGGTCAAGGTTATTGGGACCTAAGAGTATCAGGAAACGAAATTCCAAACAACGCAACAACACCAACAGGTGATATTTTACTATCCACAAAGAATTTTGTAAATGGTGATAATTATACGATTATAGTAGAGTTTAGGTAAAAAATATTATAAATATTACAAAGAGAGAGAATTTATGAAACTAATATCCGAAGAAGTACAAAATGCCGAATACCTGATCGAGGAAAAAAACGGTAAAAAAGAGTATAAGATTAAGGGTGTATTCTTACAATCAAATATTAAAAATAAAAATGGAAGAGTCTATCCTAGAGAAATCTTGGTTAGAGAAGTGAATAGATATACAAAAGAATTTATCAATAAAAATAGAGCTTTTGGCGAGTTAGGACATCCTGATGGACCAACGGTAAACTTGGAGAGAGTTTGTCATATGGTGAAATCATTAACACCTGATGGCGATAATTTTATTGGTGAAGCGAAAATAATGGACACACCTTATGGTAAGATTGTAAAAGGTCTTATTGACGAGGGTGCTCAACTAGGGGTTTCTAGTAGAGGTATGGGTTCGATTATTAATAGAAATGGTATAAACTTTGTTAAAGATGACTTTTATCTTGCCACAGCAGCTGATATTGTTGCTGACCCCTCTGCGCCAGACGCCTTTGTTGAAGGTATTATGGAGAGTAGAGAGTGGACTTGGGATAATGGTATACTTAAACAGGTTGATTTAGAGGCTTGGAAACAACAAGTACGGGCTGCTAAACAAAGAAGTTTAGAAGAAACTAAACTAAAAATCTTTGAATCATTTCTTAAAAAACTCTAATCTTATAAATATCTGTACAAGAGAAATTTATAAACGTTTATAAATCAAAAGGAGATTTCTAATGGCCGAAACAAAAAATATTGAGGCGGTAGAAGCAAAAGTAGTGGCTGAGGCAACAAATCCATCTGCAGATGCTCCTAAAAGAGGCGCTGTTCCTGCTGAACCTACACATCTGAAAAATGATGCTGAAGATTTAGGAGCACCTGTTGTTAAACCGACAGACAGCAACCCTGACGCAACAAAAAAAGTTAAGACTGTTTCTGGACAAGCTCCTCAAGCACATGCTGGTTCTGCTGACGCAATGCCAAAATTGAAAGAGGAAGACGATTCAGAAGCAAAAGACGATAAGAAAAAAACAGAAGTTGAAGAAGGCGAAATGCCACAAGCTGCTCTAGATGCATTAAAAAAATCTGGAAAAGATGTTACTAAAAAAGACGACAAAGAAGATGTTAAAGAAGAATCAGAAGATGATTTTATTGACGTATCTGCTGATGTCGCCGCTTTAACTAAAGATGAAGACTTATCTGAAGAGTTTAAAACTAAGGCTGCAACAATTTTCGAAGCTGCTGTTAACGCAAATGTTAAAGAAGCAAAGAAAAAATTGACTGCGTCTTATGAAGAAAAGTTAAAAGAAGAAGTAGAAGCTTCTAAAGTCGAACTAGTTGAGAAAGTTGACTCATACATGAACTATGTTATCGAAGAATGGATGGCAGAAAATAAACTAGCGATTGAAAGAGGAATCAAGGGCGAAATAGCTGAGGATTTCATAGGTGGTCTTAAAAAATTATTTGAAGATCATTACATTGATGTTCCAGATGAAAAATATGACGTACTTGAAGATCAAGCTTCTAAAATAGAAAACCTTGAGAAGAAACTTAACGAACAAATCGAAAAGAATGTTGAATTAAACTCAGCAAAAAGCGTATTAGTAAGACAAGACATCATTGATGAATCGTCTTCTGATTTAGCTGACACTGCTAAAGAAAAATTTAACAAACTTGCTGAAGAAGTTGAGTTTACAAATGAGGAAGACTTTAAAACTAAAGTAGCTACTATTAAAGAAAGCTATTTTGGTGCTAAAAAAGAAGTGAGTACACAAGAAGTAGATGATGTAGCGGTAAACGATGGATTAACTGATTCAGTTGATCTAAATAAAAGCATGGCTGCTTATACCGCCGCTATAAGTAAAACAAAAGACATTAAATTGTCTAACAAATAACAATATAGGGGAGAGAACGATAATGTATTTATCTGAAACTTACGAAAAAAAATGGCAGCCAGTCCTAGAACACCCTGATCTTCCAAAGATCACGGATTCTTACAGACGAGCCGTTACAGCTACAATCTTGGAAAACCAAGAAAGAGCACAAAAAGAGGATCAAGCTTTCTTAAATGAATCTGCTCCTACAAACAACACTAGTGGAACTGCAAATTGGGATCCAATTTTAATTTCATTAGTAAGAAGAGCAATGCCTAACCTTATCGCTTACGATATCGCTGGCGTTCAACCAATGACAGGCCCAGTAGGCCTTATCTTTGCAATGAGATCAAGATACACTTCTAAAACTGGCGGAGAAGCTATGTTCGATGAAGCAGATACTGATTTCTCTGGAAGAAATGCTGCTGCTGACTCAACTGCAGGTCAAACTGCTGGTGGTCACTCTGGTACAAACCCATCAGTTTTAAATGATGCATCCCCTGGGACGTATAAAAAATCTGAAGGTATGACTACGGCTACGGCTGAGGCATTAGGTGATGCTACTGCTAATCAGTTTGCTGAAATGGCTTTCTCAATCGAGAAATCTACAGTAACTGCTAGAAGTAGAGCTCTTAAAGCTGAATACACTATGGAATTAGCTCAAGATTTAAAAGCTATCCACGGTTTAGATGCTGAAACAGAACTTGCAAATATTCTATCTGCTGAAATCCTTTCGGAAATCAACAGAGAAGTTGTAAGAACAGTTTACATCAATGCTGAAAAAGGTGCATCTGCTAACACAGGAACAGTAAATACTACTACAGAAGGTATCTTTGATTTAGATACTGACTCAAATGGTAGATGGTCAGTTGAGAGATTCAAAGGACTAATGTTCCAAGTTGAAAGAGAAGCTAATGTTATTGCACAGAGAACAAGAAGAGGAAAAGGTAATATGATTATCTGTTCTTCTGATGTTGCATCTGCGCTTCAAATGGCTGGTGTATTAGATTACACTCCTGCATTAAACAATAACCTAAACGTTGACGATACTGGTAATACTTTTGCTGGTGTATTAAACGGTAGATTTAAAGTATATATTGATCCATACAGTGCGAACAATACTGGTAAACAGTTTTTCGTAGTTGGATACAAAGGAACTTCACCTTACGATGCTGGTATGTTCTATTGTCCTTATGTGCCACTTCAAATGGTTAGAGCAGTTGGCCAAGATACGTTCCAACCGAAAATTGGTTTTAAGACTAGATATGGTCTTATTGCTAATCCTTTCGCAGAAACAGGCGCTCAGTCTGGTGCTGCTACTGCGGTTGATAACGCTGGTTCAGCTAACTCAAA